GGGCACCGTTCAGCAGAACGATCTCAAGCAGCGCGAGGATCATCAGAGTGATAAGAACCGTAGTAACCATAGTGTACCTCCTGAAAAATGGGCAAAAGAAAACCACGGTGCGTGTGCATCGTGGTTCAATTACTGTTCCTGTTCCCAGGCCCAGTTTTTAAATTTATGATACGCTTTCAACGCTTCCTCTGGAACAGCAGAAAAGTCTTTTTCAAGAATCGCTGTACGGTAAGGATCAAACGTATCGACTAACTTTTGAATTTCCGGGGGATAACCCAATATGCACATGTTACGTTCGCCTCCTTAACGACATAAATTCCGCCTCGACTTCATCAAAGCGGTCGCCTAAATACATATCAGCAGCATATTTGCTGATTTCTCCTACATTATCGCGCGTAATGCCAAGTTTGTCAATGCGTTCCTTGCACTTTTTGCACAGAACATCGAGATACTCCCCGCGATTATCGCGGGTGATCGTCCAGCCGGATTGCCGGAAATCCTCTGCCTGCTTCATGTGCCACATTTCATGAGCTTCAACGGCACCAGCACCGCCGGATGCTTCCTGCACTGCCTTCTTGCCGATGCTTTCAGCGTAGTAAACGATATTCTCACAGGGGTCGTAAATGCCCAGTGCACCTCGCAATTCATCATCACTGACGATCACGATTTTAGGCTTGCGGTCAATGCTTACGCCCCAGTCGGTCAATGCGTGTTCTGTGTTCTGGTTGACCTCATGCAGCGCCTTGGGCTTGATAGACGCTTTATCTGAAACAAAAACCGGCGTTTTGTAAGATTCGACCTGCTTCACAGAGATTTCAACAGCTTCCGCTCTGCGGGTCAGTGTGATTTTACTTGCTGCACCCAGATCCTTACGGTATGCCTGCGCCGCATACGCCGCCCTCTTTTGTGCATTGATGCGCTCCCGGTTGGCGGCGTAATCAATGCGGCGCATTTTGTTGATGTCGCCGCCCGCCTCACGATACTGCCGGTAATACTTGTCCGGATCGTACCCGGCCACGGTGGTGCCGGAACGGAACCGCACCGCAAACTCACAGTCGCAGTTGGAGTGGATATGCTCCGCGTGGCCGCCCTTCAGCAGTTTCTGGCTGGCCTTCTGCCAGCCGTTGGACGCCAGTGTGATGCAAAAAGGGCAGGTATCACCATGGGGCACCCATGCCCATTCGGCACCGTCACGGATGGCGTTTTTCAGGGTGGTGTCCGCACCGGTACGCTTGACAAGGCGGCTGACGCCGTTTGGCAGGTTGGCGGGGTTCTGGTCCTTGGTAGCGCTCACCATGCGGGCCACCTCGCCATAGCTGGCGGTAGCGGCAGGCTCTGCGGCGGGCACATACACGCCCTGCGCCTCGGCCAGTGCTTCATACATCTGGCAGGCCAGCTCTGCGCTGCCTTCACTGTACTTGGTCACCAGCCCGTAGGCGTAGGCCACAAGGCCGTCCGTGTCGGCAGTGCCGTGGGCGTCTATGTAGTCCCGCATGAGCTGCCCGGCTTTCTGGTTCAGCCGGGACAGCCGGGTGATGTACTCATTCCACGTTTTTGTTGAGATCTGCATCTTCCATCTCCATCAGCAGTTTCTGCCCGCGCGCCCGCTGCTCCTGTGCCTTGATGCGCCGGATGTCCGCCTGGTCAAAGCCGATCATTTCCAGAAAGGTATCCGTTCCGGCAAACTCCTTCCGGGCAGATGCAATCTTGATGGCAGCATCCGCCGTCACGGCCACGCTAGGCATGGCGGGGTTTTTGAAGTGCGCCATGATACCGGTTTCTTCTTCGGTCAGGTCAGAAATCGCACAGTTCCGCGCCACGGCCTGTGCCATGCAGGCAATGGTGCGCAGTGCATCGCCGTTGCCGGTGTTCAGCTGCTGGGCCAGCAGCACCAGTGTCTGGCTCTGGGCAAGGATGGCATCGCTGCTGGTGGGGTTGGCATCATTCACCACGCCCACGTCGGTGACGGTCAGGCCAGTGGCCGCTGCAAACTGGGTGGCGGTCATCCGCATCTTTTCCACATGGGGCGTCAGACTGCCCTGCGCCAGCTGGCCGAACTCTGGGTTTTCGCCGGTCTCGGGGTTGGAGGTGGCCGCGATCAGAGCGCCCATGTAGGTTTTGAATTTGTTGGAAACAATGGCGTCATACTGCTCATCGGTCACACCGAGAACGTATTTCTGAGGGGTGGTGTCGAACTCCAGCGCAATGGCCGCGTTGGCGGCGGTGCGCACATAATCGTCGATCAGTGCCCGGATGGGGCGCTTCAGGCGGCTGCGGCCAAAGGGCTTGGAGTTGGTGGCGTTCCAGATCATGGGTTCCATCAGCGGACGGCCCATCTTGTGTGGGCAGCGCTGCGCCGTCCAGAAACTTCCGTTCGACCGCAGCACAACGACCGCGTCATCCGTATAGAAATTGACTACAGAAGGCCGCCATGTGCCCTCGAAGTGCTCATCCTTCACTGTGTCAACAATGGCAAGGCCGCAGTCGATGCGGCCCTTCTCGCCGCTCCAGAGGGCTGACGCCATGGCGGGGGAGTGAAATCGCACTCTGCAGCTGATGGATGCATCTGCGGACAGGGTGGCGAATACGCAGCCGTACTTCAGCTCGTCCCTGCAGGCTTTGGCATACTCGGCCACAAGGCGGTTGTCAGTTACCAACTTGGCAAGACTGTCCAGACTGCCGCCGCTGCCCACAAAGCCGTCGAACATGGAGCGTGCCGCCAGCACGTCCACGGCTTTCTGCCCCCAGCTGCAGCCCACCTCCAGATTGCGCAGCCCCTGCGGCAGGGCAATGCCAAGGTTCACATCGTTCAGGGTGATATGCCCCTCGTAATATTTGTCCTTGGCAGCATTGCGGCTCTGGTGGTAGTTGTAGGCCGCGGCGAGGTCAGAAAGCTGCTGCTGTTCTTCCTTTGTCAGGCCTGGCACACGGCCAAAATTCAAAATCTGCATGGTGCTCCTTTCAGCCGATCTTCATTTTGCGGGTAGGGTCGCGGCGGCTGGTCTTGGCACCCCAGAGCGCCAGCGCACAGGCTTCCACCGGCAGGCTGTTGTCTCCGCCAAAGCCGAAGCCGCCCGCGATGGGCCGCTTGACGGCGGTGATGGCGCTTTCATTCAGCACGGTCTGGGGCTTATACCATGTCAGGGTGCCTTCGCTGATGCCGTTGGTAAAGCCGCTGACGGCGGCGATCACGTCCTTTGCGGCGGGCCGGATCACCGAGTTCTTTGCCCGCCATGTGTCCTTGATGCGCTCCACCAGCACGTCCACACCGTTGCGGCCGTCAATGACCACGCAGCTGGCCTTGCCGTACCGGTCGTTCAGCCAGTCGGCCAGCCATGTCAGGCCCTGACCGGATGGGCGCATTTCCAGCAGCGAAACCCGCGCGGGGCCTTCCTTCGGGATCACCGCGCCGCACAGGCACACGGCGCTGCCATCGGCGGAAAACTTGACGCCGTAAGCAGCTTTGCCTTCGGGCTTTTCGTCCTCGCTGGCGCAGGCTTCCCATGCGGTGCGGTCGATGGCGTAGTCCAGATGTTCCGTGATCTCCGGGCTCCACCAGCCAAGCCGTTCCCGGGCGAAGGTGTCCGGGTCCAGCTGTTCGGCTTCGCCCTCGATGGTGGAGAACTGGATGCGCCGCCCCAATGCCGGGTTTGTGGCTGCCCAGCGTGCCGGGTCCTTCACATCGCCGATCTCCGGCACCGAGAACTCGAACCAGGCTGCCTTTTTGGCTTCGCCGTCCAGTGCGCGCTTACGCAGGGCGCGGAACACAGTGCCCACGGCATCCGGGCCGGGCGGCGTGCCCACATAGATGGTCTGCGGGTTCAGGCTGGCAGAAATGGCGGGCAGGAAAGACCCCTGTGCGGTCTCGTCAAGCTCCTGTGCCTCGTCGAAGATCAGCAGGTCGCCGTGCTGGCCGCGTCCGCCGTTGCGGGTGCGGGCCAGAAACTTGATGCGGGCACCGCTTTTCAGGATGATCTGCTCCCGGCCCAACGCCGTTTTGATCTCGGCCACATGACGGCGCAGCTTTGGGCTTTCAAAAAAGGCCCGCATTTCCTCAAAGGTCTCGGTGGCGGTTTTCTGCAGGTGGGCGGTGTAAATGACTGTCTCATTGAACAGCAGCATCCCAGCCTCGGAGCGTCCCTGCACCAGCAGACTCTTGCCGTTCTGGCGGGGGACACTGCCGCCTGCTGTAGGCGCTGCCCATTTGCCGGAGACGGTGCGGCTCATCCAGTCGTCCAAAATGTCACTCTGCCACGGATCCAGCACCGTGCCGCCTGCCCGCAGGATGCGCACGGCGTCCTGCCCGTCAGTCGCCGGGTACTCCGGTGCGATACGTGCGGACGGCTCCTGACTTCCCATCATGCTCTCGCTGTGCGAGGATCGCGCCGATCTCGTCCGTGTCATCCTTTGCTCCTTCGATTTCTTCAATTTCCCGGATGGTCTCCCGGTATTGTTTGGTCAGCTGGGGTAGGGCCCGGCAGTCCTTGCAGGCATCAATGCCGGTTGCCAGCACCTTTGCCAGCTGCTTGAGCTGCTCCAGCCGGGTGCCCCGGGCCGTGATGCTTTTCATGGTCGCCATGGGCCAGAAACACCCCTTTCAAATTTTCCCTGTGTGTAAATCGGCGCTGACGGCACTGGGGGTCGCCGAGGGCGAGGGAGGGGTACCCTCCCCACCCTCACCAGCTGCCGTCTGAAACGTGCGGAATCCGCACGATTTTAGCCTGTTTTGGGCCGTTTTCGGCGGTTTTGTTGCCTTTTTGTGCATTGCAGAACCAATGTGCAGCCTGTAGGTTCGACCAATCTTCCGCAGCGGCCCGCGCGGACGGGTAGCCGAACTGTCTCCACTTGGACACAGGCTTGATCTCGTCCACCACAAAGGACAAAGGATGCTGTGCATCAGAAGGCTCATCGTAATGGATTGGCCCGAAACGTCCGTGACAGATGCCGCACTCGCAGCCCATTGCACGCAGCCGCGCACGGTGCTTGCGCCGCAGCTGGCCGTTGGCATAGCGCGGATTGCCCATGCTGCACACCTCCCGCTTCATGGTCTGGCTGTAAAAGAAAAGCCCGCACAGATTTGTGCAGGCTGGATGCTTCCTGCGCCTTTCCGGCACACCCCGGGGCTTTTTTCAGGGGCGGGGTATCTGTCCAGAAGGGGCAGGGTATAAAAAGACCCTGGGGCGCTTCGCAGGCCCGGGGGTATCAAAAAGCCGCCCGGAAGATCCGAACGGCGGGATATAACAAAGAAACCCGGCTGG